TCACCGCGACCAAGCTGGATGCGACCACCGTCAAGCTCAACACCATCGCGGTGCCCAGCGGCACCGTCGACATGAGCGGGTTCAAGATCGCCAACCTGGCCGATCCGACCACGGGTCTGGACGCGGCCAACAAGCAGTACGTGGACAACCTGGCCCAGGGCCTGGACGCCAAGGCCTCGGTGAAGGCGGCGTCCACCGGGAACCTCACCCTGTCTGGCACCCAGACCGTGGACGGGATCGCCCTGGCTCTGGGTGACCGGGTTCTGGTGAAGGACCAGTCCACCGCCTCGGCGAACGGGATCTACGTGGTGGCTTCCGGGGCATGGACCCGGGCCGGGGACATGGACATATGGGCCGAGGTGCCGGGCGCGTTCACCTTCGTCGAGTCCGGTACCAACTACGCCGATACCGGCTGGCTGTGTTCAGCTGACCAGGGCGGCACCCTCGGCACCACGGCGATCACCTGGGCGCAGTTCTCCGCGGCCGGCCAGGTGATCGACGGTGCCGGTCTGATCAAGAACGGCAACACGCTCGACATCAACTACGACGGGCAGACCATCGACGTGGTCGGCGACGTGCTGAAGGTCAAGAACCTGGGAATCAACACTCCCCAGATCCAGCCCGGCGCGATCACCGCCGCCAGTGGCATCCTCGCCAACGGGGCGGTGGACCTGACCACCAAGGTGACCGGTGCCCTGCCGATCGGCAACGGCGGTACCGGGGCCACCACTGCCGCCGCGGCCCGGACCAACCTCGGCGCGGTCGGCAAGTACGCGGCCACCCTGGGCGCGCTGACCGCCGGCGCGGAGACGGTGATCACCCACAACCTGGGCAGCAGCGACGTGATCGCGGCCTTCCGGGACGCCTCCACCAACTACGAGATCATCTTCGGCTGGCGGGTGATCAGCACCACCCAGATCGGGATCACCTCGGACATCGGCTACGCGGCCAACGCGGTCAAGGTGACGGTCGTCGGCTGATGCCCAAGCCAGTCGGCTCGACCCTGGACATGGGCGGGAACAAGATCACCAACCTGCCCATCACGCCCACCGCGGCAAGCGATGCGGCGAGCAAGTCCTACGTCGACTCCCAGGCCGGCTCTCCGATCCCGACCGGCTCGATCACGATGTACGGCGGGACCACCGCTCCCTCGGGGTGGCTGCTGTGCCTGGGCGGAACCTTCTCCTCGGCCACCTACCCGGCCTTGGCGGCGGTGCTCGGCGACTCCTTCGGCACCCACTCCGGCACCACCTACTACCTGCCGGACATGCGGATGCGGCTCCCGCTCGGCCTGTCCACCGGTGCCCAGTCGACCAACTACAAGACCGTGGGCGGCAGCGACAACTCGCCGGACGACACCCAGTCCAGCGCCCCGAGCGGACGCGAGGGCCGCTTCCAGCACTCACACCAGCACACCATCGACGGCCAGGCCTCGGACCCGTCTCCACTGGCCGGCGGCTCCGGTGCCGGGTCCCCGGTCCGCAACGCCTACTTCGGCGGCCACGCGCACGGCGGCCTCACCGGCGCGTCGGGTGTCGGCGGCACCCCGACCTCGAACCTCGGGTCCCACCCGTTCCTGACCCTGAACTTCATCATCAAGACGTGACAGCGCTCGTCGACGCCCCGATCGGCTGGACGACCCAGGGACGATGAAAGCGAGGAGGTAGCCATGCCGAGCAACACACCGATCCAGGGCTTCCGGATCCCGGTCGGCGGCGACGACCCCGACGTGGTCGACGACATCGGCCAGCTGGCCCGGGGCATCGAGAAGCGGGTGGTCGGGGTCTTCGCCACCGCCGCGGCCCGGGACACCGCGGTCTCCGGGCTGGTCGAGGAGGGCATGTTCGCCTTCACCAAGGACGCCAACAAGCTCTGGTACTACGACGGCTCGGCCTGGGTCGAGTGGCGGCCGGGCAGCTTCCAGATCGACTCCGGCCCCTCGGTGCCGAGCAACACCGATCCGACCTACGCCAACGGCGACGTGTTCTTCAAGATCTGAGCGGAGACCCGATGTCGCTGCACATCAAGATCGACGGCGTCTGGACCGAGGTCCAGCGGCCCTACGTCAAGCGGAACGGGGTCTGGGTGGCGGCCAGCGAGGCCTGGATCAAGGACGCCGGGACCTGGCAGCGGGCCTACGAGTACGACGTGACCCCACCGAACCCGCCGGAGATCGTGCTGAACATCGTCGAGGACTTCGACACCGTGGCCGGCAAGAAGGTGCTCCGGACCCGCTACATCCGGGTCGGGGTCCGGCTGCCCGGCAGCTCCAACGACCCCGACGCCCGGCTGGTCCGGGTGCTGACCAACTACCACGGCAACCCGCCGACCACCCAGTTCGGCGGGCACTACACCTCGACCCCGGACCACGACTGGCCCAAGGAGCCGTGGAGCGAGTGGCGCTTCAACGGCTACGGCGACCACAACAACACCTCGAACTACACCTACAAGCAGTGGGAGCCGAACGTCTCCGCCGGGTTCACCCTGACCGGGGACAAGGACTACTACTTCACCGGCTGGAGCCTGGACGACGCCGGGAACTGGTCCTCGGCCACCCAGGCGGTGATCCACGTCCCCAAGGACTCGGTGGACGCCCCCAACGTGATCGTCAAGGAGGCCCGGTTCCAGCCGAACTCCTCGGGCACCTGGCGCAGCGACGGCTTCCACGGCGGCGACCTGATCCAGCAGCAGAGCCCGCGGGCCCAGGGGATCTGGTTCCACGGCAACCAGTTCACCGACTCGATCGGGGCCCAGGGCGCGCCGACCATCCGCAACGCCCAGATCAAGATCACCCGCGAGGGCAGCGACGAGGACACCGGGTCGGCCAACGCCAACCTCTACCTGTACTGGCACACCTACGCCAAGGTCGGCGACCTGCCCAGCGCCGGGTCCGGGCTGAGCGAGCACGAGACCACCAAGCTCGGCCAGCTGGCCAAGGGCGAGAGCCAGTGGTTCACCCTGCCCGCGGCGTTCAGCGACAACCTGAACACGCAGGTCAAGGGGATGGGGCTGTTCTGGAAGGATCCGGTCAAGGCCTCGGCGTTCCCGGCCGACTACTCCCGGATCGTGGGTACGAGTCAGGCACTGCGCTGCGGCGAGGTGCATGTGGTGTGGGAAGAGAAGCTGTAGAGCAACCAGGAGAGGAACCCGAGATGAGCAGCTACGACCAGCAGGTCCAGGAGTCCAAGGACAACCCTCAGCAGGAGAACGTCGAGGGCGAGGACAACACCCAGGTGGTAGACGCCGGCGTGCCGGGCCAGATCCAGTACCCGGACCGCGAGGTCTACGCCGAGCGGGCCGCGGCGTTCGCGGCGGGCAAGGAGCGCACCCTGTACCCCGAGGAGGAGACCGGCGACCGCCAGGTCTACGCCACCCACTGGGACGCCGACCGGGAGACCGGCGACGAGTCCGGCGAGGAGACCGAGCCGGCCGGAATGCGCGGCGAGACCGACGAGGAGGACCGATGACCGAACAGCCGCGCGACCCGGAGACCGGGCAGTTCGTCTCCGAGGACGAGGTCGAGGAGCCGGCCGCGACCGAGGAGGAGCTCGAGAACGGTGACCAGGAGGGCGAGCCGGAGGCCGACGAAGCGACCGGCGACGACGCAGCCGAGGAAGCGGACCAGGAAACCGAGCCCGCCGCGGACGAAGCCGAGGAAGCCGAAGAGTGAGTGAGCCCTGGACCGATGACGAGGACGAGCTGATCCCGGACGAGGACAGCCCGGCCTTCGAGGAAGACATCCCCGACGACTTCGACCCCGACCTGGAGATCGAGGCCGACGACTCCGAGGAGCCCTACGCCCGAGAGGACTCCACCGGTCTCGAAGAGGGCGAGGAGGACGAATGAAGCCGGTCCCTGGGTTCGTGATGGGTACGCCGTACGGCCGGCGTGGCCCCTGGTGGTCGTGCCGTCGGATCAACGGCATGGGGATTCACACCGGAGTGGACTACCCGGCTCCGGTGGGGACCCTGGTGGTGGCGGCCCGGGGCGGGAAGGTGGTCTACGCCAACCACGGCTGGCCGTTCGGCTTCCACCAGCTGGAGATCCTGCACGGGGACGGGACCCGGGACTTCTACGCCCACATGTCCACCCGGCTGGTGGCCAACGGGGCTCGGATCCGCGCCGGGCATGTGATCGGCCGGGTCGGGGCCGAGGGGAACGTCACCGGACCCCATCTCCACTTCGAGCGGCACTCGGTGGCCACCGGCGGCTGGTCGTGCGCGATCGTGCGGAACCCGCAGCCCTCGATCGACTTCGTACCGAAGCGGCTGCGGAGGAAGAAGAAGAAGTGAGCCAGAGCCAGAACGGCTGGCAGGTCCTGGACGACGACACCTCCGGGCCGTACCCACGGCTGCGGGAGTGGGCGCTGCCGAACGTGCGCCGGACGCTGCTGGCCCGGGACGGCTCGGCCGGCTTCCTGCTGGTGCACCTGGCGCTCTGGTTCAACGACGAGGTCGAGCTGATCGACATCGGCTTCGACGACTGGGGCTGGTCGCCGCGCCGGATCAGCGGCTCGACCGAGTGGAGCAACCACGCCTCGGGCACCGCGATCGACCTGAACGCCGATAGGCACCCGGCCGGGGTGCCGACCACGCAGACCTTCAGCACGGCGGAGACCTTCGCCATCCACACCCGGCTGAAGCTGTACTCGGGCTGCCTGAAGTGGGGCGGTGACTTCCGGAGCCGTCCCGACGCCATGCACTACGAGATCAGCGCTGACCTGGACCCGGTGGTGAGCAAGGCGCAGAGCCTGGCCGACACCCCGCGCGGGAAGCGGATCCTGAGGAAGAACAAGGGCGCGCGCAAGCTCATCTTCAGCTAGGAGGCAGACATGAGGCTGGACTGGATCAAGAACGAGCCCTCCCTGCTCAGCGGTCTGGTCCAGGCCGTGCTCGGGCTGCTACTGGCCTTCGGGGTCTCGGTCTCCGACGAGCAGACCGGCTCGATCATGGCGGTGACCGCGATCATCCTGGCGATCGTGGTCCGGTCGGTGGTGATCCCGATCCACAAGGTGTCCCAGCCGGTGACCGCGCTCGAGGCACCCGAGCAGCCCGAGCAGCCCGAGCAGCCCGAGCAGACGGTGCTCAGGTCGGACCCGCCGCCGGACGAGTCCGACCCGCCGGTGATGAGGTAGCCATGCCGGCCCTGATCACCGTCACCGGATGCTTCCTGCGCCACGGACAACCGGTCCAGGGCCTGGTCCGGTTCACCCCGGAGCGGCTCTGGGTGGTCGAGGATGGGATCACCTGGGCCGCTCTGGCTCCGCACGCCGAGCTGGTCGGCGGCCGGTTCACCGTGCAGCTGACCCCGACCGATACCGATACTGTGCCCTGGTACTACCAGATCGAGTGCCCGGCCGGGACCTGGCGGTTCCGGATCTATCGGGCCTGTGCTCACTACGGCCTGAAGGAGCTGCTGGATGAGCATCATCCTCGGGCGGGGACCACGGACTGACGACGAGCTGTACGAGCTGGTCAAGGCCATGTGGGGAATTACCATCCCCCGGCATAAGGTCTGCAGCGACCACGACGCCCCGTTCGACGCCTTCGCCGAGGCCTACTTCCGGCGGCGCTCCTCGATCCTGATCCACGGGTCTCGAGGCCTGAGCGGCAAGTCGCGGCTGATGTCGATCCTGGGGCTGACCGTGGCCAGCGTGCTGGGCAGCGACGTGAACATCGTCGGCGGGTCGCTGAACCAGTCGATCAACATCCACAACACGATCCGCAACGCCTGGGAGAACGACCAGGCCCCGCGCTACCTGGTCAAGGAGGAGACCGCGACCCGGATCAAGCTGAACAACAAGGCGATCATCATGCCGCTGACGGCCTCCCAGAAGTCGGTGCGCGGTCCGCACCCGCCCTCGCTGCTGCTGGACGAGATCGACGAGATGGAGCTGGCCATCTTCGACGCCTCGCTCGGTCAGCCGATGCCCCAGGAGAACTGGAAGGGCGACATCATTCGGCCGATGACGGTGATGACCTCGACCTGGCAGTACCCGGACAAGACCTTCGCCGAGGTCCAGCAGCGGTTCATCGACAACGAGGAGCACATCTACCGGTGGTGCTACAAGGACACCTCCAACCCGATCGACGGCTGGCTGGACCAGGAGACGATCGACCAGAAGAAGCTCGAGATCCCGGCCGAGATGTGGCGGGTGGAGTACGACCTGGGTGAGCCCAGCATCGGCAACCGCGCGATCGACTCCGACGCGGTGGAGCGGATGTTCAGCCTGCCCGAGGCCACCCTGCGGCAAAGCGTGGCCAAGGAGAAGCAGGTGTACCGGTTCGAGGACCCGAGGACCGACCGGGAGTACGTGATCGGCGCGGACTGGGCCCAGTCCCAGGACTGGACGGTGATCACGGTGGCCGATGTCACCTACCTGCCGGCCACGGTGGTGCACTGGACCCGGATGCGCCGGCACCCCTACCCGGTGATGATCGGGGCCTTCAACTCGCTGATGAAGGAGTACAACGCCGAGGGCATCCACGACGCGACCGGGCTGGGCGCGGTGGTGGCCGACTACATCGACCGGCGGGCCCGGGGCTTCCTGATGACCGGCGAGAAGCGCGACAACATGCTGAGCGAGTACATCTCCGCGATCGAGAGCGACAAGTGGCGCGCGCCCCGGGTCCCGGTCTTCTACAAGAACCACCTCTACGCCTCGGTGGAGCAGATCTACGCCCGGGGCAAGGAGTACCACCTGCCGGACGAGATCTGCTCGATGGCGCTGTGCTGGCGGCTGGTCTCCAAGCGAGCGGTGCCGGCGCACCCGCTGGTCCTGGCCGGGAACAACGACCCGACCTGGATCGAGGATGAGATGAAGTACAACAAGGACGCCAAGCGCAAGCCCGGCCAGTGGGTGGTCGGCAGCGTGGAGAACAAGTCCAAGGAGACGGTGGCAGAGCTGGACCTGATGGTGTGACGGGGGAGCCACGGACTGGCGGTGCTCGTGGGTGATGTGCCGTGGCCGGCGGGAGTGGCTGGCAGACCCGCACTAGCCAGGATCGGGAGACTGGAGACATGGCAGACGTGAGGCTGCCCCAGGGCGACATCTCCACCTGGGACGAGGACAACGCCGGGGACGAGATCCCGAAGAACGTCGGGCCGATGGCCGAGCTCGGCGTCACCGGGGTCAAGCGGGTCTCCGGCTACGTCGACGAGGAGTTCCTGCCGGCGCTGCGGGGCCGCAAGGCGGTCCGGGTCTACCGGGAGATGTCGGTCAACGACTCGATGTGCGGGGCGATGCTGTTCAGCATCGACAAGCTGCTCCGCGAGGTGGAGTGGAAGGTGCTCCCGGCCGACCAGAGCGAGGAGAACGTGCTGGCCCAGGAGTTCCTCGAGAGCTGCATGGAGGACATGAACGAGCCCTGGGACGGGTTCATCGGCGAGGTGCTCTCCGAGCTCACCTACGGCTGGAGCTGGCACGAGATCGTCTACAAGCGCCGGCTCGGGCCCTGGGAGCGGGACCCGAAGCGGCGCTCGAAGTTCTCCGACGGGCTGATCGGCTGGCGGAAGATGCCGATCCGGGCCCAGGAGACGCTGCTGCGCTGGAGCTTCGACGAGACCGGCGGGATCCGGGCGATGGTGCAGATGGCCCCGCCGAAGTACCAGACCACGGTGATCCCGATCGAGAAGTCGATCCTGTTCCGGACCGCGATCGCCAAGGGCAACCCCGAGGGCATCTCGATGCTGCGGACCGCCTACCGGGCCTGGTACTTCAAGAAGCGGCTGGAGGAGTTCGAGGCGATCGGCGTCGAGCGGGACCTGGCCGGGATGCCGGTGGGCCGGGTGCCCGCGGACTACCTGACCGCACAGAAGGGCACCCCGCAGGCCAAGACCGTGGACGCCTTCCGGAAGATGGTGCGCGGGGTGCGCCGGGACGAGAACGAGGGCCTGGTCCTGCCCACCCAGTACGACCCGGACACCAAGCAGCCGATGTTCGACTTCGAGCTGATGAGCTCGGGTGGCACCCGGCAGTTCGACACCAACTCGATCATCCAGCGCTACGAGCAGCGGATCCTGATGAGCGTGCTGGCCGACTTCATCCTGGTCGGGCACGAGTCCACCGGCTCCTACAGCCTGCACACCGACAAGACCGGGATCTTCCGGTCGGCCCTGAACGCGATCGTCAAGGGGATCGCCGATACCCTGAACCGGTACGCGGTGCCGCGGCTGTTCGCGGTCAACGGCTGGAAGCTGGACCAGCTGCCCCGGTTCGAGCCGACCAACGTGGACCCGCCGGACCTGGCCCAGCTGGCCGGCTTCATCTCGGCCACCGCCGGGGCCGGGATGCAGTGGTTCCCGGACCCGGAGCTGGAGAAGTACGTGCGCGAGATCGCCCGGCTGCCGGAGATGACCGAGGAGGACGTGGACTACAAGCGGGCGATGCTGGCCCAGCAGCAGGCGATGGAGTTCGCCGGCGGCCAGATGGAGATGCTGGGGATGCGGCAGAAGGCCGAGCTGACCGCCCAGGGGCTCAGCCCCGAGCAGGCCCAGATGCACTCCGAGCAGCCGACCCCGGAGATGCTGCAGCAGTACGCGGTGGACGGGGCCACCTCCGAGCAGGACGCCGAGGCGGCCCGCCGGCTGCACCCGGTCGGCCAGGCCGACGCGGCCGACGCCCAGATGCAGATGCAGATCGAGCAGGCCCGCGAGGAGATGAAGAACGCCCCGCCGCCGGCGGACCCGAACGAGGAGAAGCGGTTCGCCCGGGAGAGCGCGAAGGCGGACCGGGACGAGAAGTACGCCGCGGCCGGGGACAAGCGGGAGAAGGAGAAGATGAGGCTGGCCGACCAGCTGGCCGAGCGCAAGCACAAGCGGGACATCGGCGTGCTGCGGGAGAAGAAGAAGCAGATCGGGCGGCCGGACAAGCGCGCGGCGTCGTCGCGCCAGCCGCCATCGAAGTCCAACGGATCATCGAAGGGGAAGTGAGATGCCCTGGGAAGAGCACGGACGCGGCTACACCAAGAAGCAGAAGAAGGGCTCGAAGAAGCCCGGTGGCTTCATCGGCAACCCCCGGCAGTACGAGAAGCTGCGGGGCAAGGGCTGGAGCAAGGAGAAGGCCGCGAGGATCACCAACGCCAGCACCTTCGGCAAGAGCGCGTTCGGGATCGACCACGGCCGGAACGGAGGCTGAGATGGCCAAGGCTCCGGGCTGGCTGCAGCCGCTGGCCATCGGCACCGCCGGTGGCGCGCTGGCCAACCAGCTCCCGTCGTTCGAGGAGCAGCGCCGGCTCCGGGAGAACCGGCGTCGCCGGAGGCAGCGCCCACCGCAGCGCTCACCGGCCAAGGTCCAGAAAGACGCTCCACCGACCTGGCCCGACGACGGGTTCTTCAACGCCCAGGCGGCCCAGCAGGCCTACGACCTGGTGATGAAGATGGACGACGACAGCGCCGCGATGTTCGCCACGATCCTGGTCTCGGAGGTGCTCGAGGCCGACATCGAGGCCAACCGGCGCACCCTGCAGAAGCACCTGGACGAGGTGGTGGCCAAGCAGCTCACCGACCTGAAGCGGGCCACCATGCGGGTGGTCGCGAAGTCCGACGGCGATGCCCGGGAGCAGATCGGGTTCGCCCAGGCGCTGGCGGTGCTGGAGCAGGTGAGCAAGCTCAGCCCCTACGACTACGGCTACGTGTTCCGGGAGTCCGACGTGCGCCGGGCTCCGTCCGGCCAGTTCACGACCAAGGTCAAGCGCACCCAGACCAAGCCGATCAACGACAAGGTGGCCCGGTCGATGGGGATTCCGGACCATCCCAGGGCCAAGGCCAAGGAGGGAGGTCAGAAGGGGTTCAGCGACGACCAGAAGGCCCAGTACCAAGACGAGTACCGGCAGCTGGCCAACTTCCTGCGGACCGTGCACCAGTCCACGCCGAACCCCGGCGACGCCAACATCCGCCTGCACTTCGTGGACAACGCCGGCAACGCCTGGGTCGAGCCGGCCGGACAGGGGACTCGGCCCCGGGCCAAGGACCTGGACCCCCGGGACCGGACCTTGGTCGGGATCTCGGCCGCTCCACAAGGCCTGACCGTGGGCGGGGCGGCGTTCGGGCTGACCGGGGCGCTGGGCGGCTCGATGGCCCCGATGCGGGCAGCCCAGCTCAACGCCGCGGCCGAGCAGATGCCCGGGTTCGCGGAGAGCTGGACCAAGGACTACGGCCGGGGCAACACCAACGCCCAGCTCTACGGCCGGGTGGCGGCCGGTAGCAAGGTGCTGTCCGAGGTCGCCCCGGCGGGCACCAAGGCGAACCTGGCCGGACACGTCGGCCAGTTCGTGGGCCAGTACGGGCCGCAGGCCGAGGCGGTGATCGGGCCGCCGGCGCGGAAGACCGCCTACCGGTACCGGGGCACCGAGAAGACCCCGGACAAGCGCCTGGTGCGGGCGTACGCGCAGGCGATCAACGAGAGCAAGAAGCGTGGCGTGATCACCGACGAGGAGGAGCTGGACCTGCGCCGGCCCGGGCGCGGGCTGGGCCACGGCTCAGTGGTGGCCGCCGGGGCCAAGACCACGCCGACTCGTCGCCGGGCCAAGGCCGGGGAGGCCCCGGCGGTCGGTCAGATGGGCCGGGCCGCGCGGACGGCGGAGGCCCGGGTACCGACCTGGGAGGAGCGGGACCTGGGTCGCCAGGTGATCGTGAGCTACCTGAACTCGGAGGGGGTGCGGCCCAAGAAGGGGCTGTACAACCTGCAGCTGGCCAGCGGGAACACCCCGCCGAGCGAGGGCGTGATCCTGGACCGGGACGGTCAGATCGTCTCCCAGGCGATCGGCTACGGCGATGACCACTACCTGCCGTTCAACCTGAAGAACCTGAAGGCGCTGAAGGGCGGGGAGTACATCCGGAACCGCTCGGTGGGCGGGCTGACCAGCGAGGACATCTACACCGGACTGGTCTCGGGGGCCCGCCAGGTGACCGTGGTCTCCCGCTCGGGCACCTTCACCATGGAGTTCGAGCCGGACTTCCGGGGTGGTCGCCGGCACAACGACAAGGCGATGCGGATGACCCGTCGCTACGAGCAGCTGCTGGACGCGGTGCAGTCCGAGCAGGTGGAGCGCCAAAAGATCGACCCGGACATCCGCCGGGCGATCACCGAGTCGGTGCGGACCGAGGCCGCCCAGATCGGGCGCGGGGTGATGAGCAACGCCGACATCCGCGCCGAGATCGACCGCAGGATCGAGGAGTACAAGGCCAGCCCGGACCTCGACGCCGACACCCAGGAGTACATCAACCTGATCGTGAACAACCGGACCGCGGGGATGACCAGCCCGGACGCGCGGAAGATCGAGGCCCAGGTGAGGAACGACGTGGCCGCGGACAAGGAGTACAAGTTCCGGCTGAACGGGGCCGGCTACGCCGCCGCCCTGGAGTCCCTGCGCGAGCAGTTCCCCTACTACATCAAGGTCAACTCCCAGCCGACCCGGGAGCTGGAGCGGCATGAGACCGAGCCGGACCTGGGCTACGTGGAGCCGGGCCGGATCCGGCCGACCGCCGCCGCCGCCGGGCTGTTCGGTGGAGCCAGGCGGCCCGCCTACGACAGGATGGGCGACAAGATCTCGGCGGCCGAGGCCGACTACGCGGGCGGATTCCGTCGGCCGCCGGGATCGCCGACGGGGACACCGCAGGGATCACCGCCGGCCGAGGGCGAGCCGACCACCACGACCGCCACCACGACCGAGGGCGAGCCGAGCACCACGACCGAGGCCGGGGAGCCCACCGGCGCGCCGAAGCCGGTCCCGGACCCGATGTCGGCGGCCAGTTACGCCGACAAGGCGGTGCCGCTGCAGCAGGCGATCAAGAACAACATCGACTTCAAGCCCGGCAGCGCCATCCCGGCCTGGCGGAACATGGACGAGGATCAGTTCCGGGCCCATCTGCAGAACCGGGACAACCTGACCGCCTTCGACAACTGGATCACCCAGCACCAGCGGATCTTCGACGACCCGGTGATCGACACGCTCAAGGGCGGCTACGAGCAGGCCGCGGGCCGGGTCGGCCAGAAGCTGTACGAGACCGCCCTGAACCAGCAGTGGGGCCCCAAGCCGTACCGGTTCGACAACGAGGCCAAGGCCTACCGGGCCGACGCCACCGCCAACCAGCGGCAGGCCGAGCTGAACCGGATCGGGGCGATGAAGGTCGGGGTGGTCAACCTCAAGCCGATCGAGCAGATGAACGACACCGAGCTGCAGTCCGAGATGGACGCGGTGGCCAGGATCCGGCGCAGGCTGAGCAGCCTGGAGGGCAATCCCAGCTTCGAGGAGAAGAAGGAGATCTTCACCGGGATCAACAAGGACTCGCCGACCCTGGCCCTGGCGTTCCGGGACGAGAAGGCGATGGACGACTACCTGGAGACGATCCACCGGACCCGGGCGATCAACCACGGGGTGCCCGAGGCCGAGCGCGGCCGGTCGCAGGAGAAGCCGGAGCCCTCGGTGGTGCACAACCCGATCACCGAGGCGAACTCGGTACGGCCGCTGGCCGAGAAGATGGACCGGATCAAGTACCTGGCCGACAAGACCATGGAGCTCCACGCCCCGGACACCCCGGAGTACCAGCAGCTGCGGGACCTGCGCACCGATCTCGGCCTGATGGAGAGCGAGGGCACCGGGACCGACGACCTGATCGCGATGCCGGATGCGCACCCGGAGGCGTTCGACCTGATCATGGGGGCGCTGCACTCGGGCCGGGTCAGCGACTACCAGCCGGAGCCGGAGCAGAAGCCGCCGGGCCAGCTGGTCCCGCGTAGCGGTCCGATCCTGACATGACCACTGCGCCGGTCGGATCCCCCACCCCGGCGGTCGAGCTCCGGTTCCATCCCACCGACCTGGACACCGAGACCCTCCGGGAGGCGCTGAAGCCGCTGGGCTCCCCGAGCCAGGCGATCGAGGCCGCGCTGATGACGGCCCGGCTGATGGTGATCTCCCAGGCCAAGGCCGAGGTGGCCAAGATGACCGGAACGCTGAGTGCGGCCAAGCTGATCGGGATCGCGGACCTGGCCTGGGCGGTGTACGCGCCGAGGTTCGTCCGGTCGCTGGGGCCGGTGTTCGCCGAGGAGTACCTGCGCACGATGCGGGCGGCCGGGGCCGGGCAGATCCCGATGGCCACGGTCTACGCGCTGGCCGAGCAGCATGCCAGCCGGGTCGGTGCCTACTACCACGAGTCGTCCCGGGACGCCCTGGTCGGCGGGTTCAACACCTTCGTGAACCGGCGGATGACCGAGCGGGTGGCCGCGGACCGGGTGCTGGACGGCTACGGGCTGACCGCCCGGGGGATGGCCGGCTACACCTCAAGGTCGCTGGACAAGGCCGCCACGGTCACCCCGCTGAAGCTGCGGCAGCGGGTGCTGGACTACATCGGCACCTCGGTCCGCCGGCGCTCGAAGGTCTTCGCCACCCAGGAGCAGCACAACATCAGCCAGCAGGCCCAGCAGATCGCCTGGATGTGGATGCAGGACAAGGGCCAGCTCACCCCGGCCGCGGAGAAGGTCTGGATCACCGCCCGGGACGAGAAGGTCTGCCCGCAGTGCGGCCCGATGCACGGGGTCCGGGTGCTGCTGGCCGACCGGTTCAGGCTGCCCAACGGCACCGAGGTCTACGTGCCCGGGATGCACCCGAACTGCCGGTGCCAGGTCCGGCTGTTGGACCACCCGTGGAAACGTGAAACGTCATCGCGCGAGGCGTCCGAGGTCACCAAGGCGGACTGGGACCCGAAGGAGCACCCGCGCGGCGGGGACCCGGAGAACCGGGGCAGGTTCAGCGCCAAAGCCCGTTCGGCTCGGCCGGTGGCCGAGCAGGAGCGCTACTCCGCCTTCCAGCGGTTCCTGGACACCGCCGCCGAGCAGCTGGAGACCCAGCCGGTGATCGAGCCGGTGACTCGGCCGGTGATCGAGCCCAAGCCCAAGGTGGTGATCGACGACCGGCCGAAGCTGGTGATCAGCGACCCGGAGGTGGTGATCAACGACCGGCCGCCGGTCGTGATCGACGACCCGGCGAAGCCCATGCTCGGCGACCTCACCCGGCCGATGATCGCCGACGAGCGGGTCAAGCCGGAGTTCCGGGCGAGCCCGCGGCAGCGGCTGATGATCGCCGCGGACACCCAGAAGACGGTCCTGCGCGGGCTGGCCGAGGTGCGCACCCAGCTGGCCCAGGCCGGGCCCACTCCGCAGCGGCACAAGGACACGATCCGGCTGGACCGGCCGGGCGGTCCGGGGCCGATGTTCTACGTCGCCGCTCCCTGGGAGATGTCCGAGACCGAGCACCAGGGCGACGGCCTGATCGACCTGAACACCGAGATGGAGTTCGGCCAGAGCCAGCAGCTGCGCGAGGAGACCCAGGAGGACGCGATCGCGCGCGAGGCCCGGGAGTACTTCGACAACACCCTGACCGCCGAGGCGGACAGCATCTGGGAGAACGAGGAGAACTACATCTACCGGACCGACCAGAACGGCACCCGGCTCCGGGCCCTGGTTCCGCAGGACTACCTCTACGACGTGGTGGCCGCCGCGGCCTGGAACGAGCCGGGTGGGCCCGGTGACGACGAGATCAAGATCCAGTGGACGATCAACAGCCCGGGCACCGACGAGCATGGCGCGCCGGTGGCCACCGAGTACATGCGGTACTCCAAGATCGCCCGGGAGATGAAGCTGACCCAGGAGCACTTCAAGGTCACCGTCTTGGTGCTGACCGAGGGGCACAACTCCGACCTGGGCAAGACCCGGCAGCTCTCCAGCGGGACCACCTACGGCGAGGAGGTGTGGACCAGCACCGGCCTGTACCGGCTCGAGCCGATGACCACGGTGCTCCAGGAGGAGCATGGGCCGCCGATCCAGTTCATGCACCTGGTCCCGGTGGGCGTCGAGCCCTACGACGTGGTCCCGCCCGGGTATGTCCCGCCGGACCTGCCCGAGTAGACCGAACGGAGATCATGAAGACATGAGCGCGGCCAAGTCATCGCAGGAGCTGTACGCCACCGACCAGACCTTCGCCGCGGTGGCCGACCTGCTGTTCGGTGGCGGTGGCGACCAGCTGCTGACCCAGATCGCGAAGATGAACCCTACCCAGTCCGACCTGGCCACCAAGGACCGGAAGCGACGGGCGCTGACCGCCGGGCTGAGCGCGGTCGGGGCCACCGCCGGGGCCGCCGGGCTGGGCTATGCCGGGCTGAAGACACGCGGTGCGTACCGAGCTGCCCGGTACGGCCAGGACACACTGAAGGCGGCCAAGGCTGCACGGACGGCCGGGAATGCCGCCCCCAAGCTGCAGCCGGTGAAGGCCCGGCGGGCCTCGGCCGGAGCGGCGGTCAAGAACGAGAAGATCGGTGCTGCCCTGGTCCCGCTCGAGGTGGCCGGGCTGGGCGGCGAGCTGATGGCCACCAAGATCCTGCACGGCGACACCAGGCACGGGCCACCGAAGAAGAAGTCGTTCGGCAAAGCGATCACCGAGATCCCGGAGACCGCCCAGCTGCCGAAGACCAAGGGCCAGCTGACCCGGGCGGTGGTGACCAACCCCAAGGTCCGGGCCAAGGGCCTGGAGTACACCAAGAAGGGGGCCGGCACGCTGCGCCGGCTGCCGGACAAGGTGAAGACGGTGAACACCTCCAAGCGCCTGGAGCCGGTGGAGGTGGTCTGGTCCGGGGAGATCGCCAAGGCCGACGCCGACAAGCAGCAGATCTTCGGCTGGGCCAGCGTGGTCGAGGTGGACGGCGAGCCGGTGGTGGACCTGCAGGGTGACCGGATCTCTCCCGACGAGATGGAGAAGGCCGCGTACTCCTACGTGCAGAAGTCCCGCAAGGGCGGGGACATGCACCTGCGGGACAACTGGGAGCCGATCCAGAAGTCGGAGATGATCGAGAGCTTCATCGTCACCGACGAGAAGCGCCAGGCAATGGGGCTGCCGGGCTCGGTGCCGACCGGCTGGTGGGTCGGGTTCCAGGTTCAGGACCCGCAGGTCTGGGCGGACGTGAAGTCCGGGAAGCGGACCGGCTTCTCCATCCACGGCACCGGGCGGAGGACTCCGGCATGAGCAGGGTGATGAGCGACGCCGAGATCCGGCGGCGGAAGAAGGCCCAGGGCCACATCAGCCAGACCACCGGGGCGCTGGGCCTGGCCTCGCTGGGGGCGTTCGGCGCGTCCAAGCTGCCCGGGGCCAAGATGCTGGCCAAGCCGGGGCTGCGCCGGATCGGACCCGCTGCGAACAAGATCAACTCCGAGAAGGCCAAGGGAGCCGCGCTCGGCCTGTCCACGGCCGGGGCCGGGATCGGCGGGGCGGGGTCGTTCAACTTCGCCTCCTACACCGGGGCCGAGGCCCGCAAGAAGAAGCGGCCGGCGATGCCGACGGTTGCGAAGTCGGCCGGCATCGAGCCGGGGCTGGCCGGGGAGGTCGGGATCGCCAAGGAGTGGAAGCCGTCGGCCTCGAAGTTCGACGCCGAGCGGTCCCGGATGAAGCGCGCGGGTGCCTACGAGGACATCGGCACCGTGGCCGCCGGCGGACTGGCCGCCGGTGCCACCCATCAGGGGACCAAGGCCGGCGGCCAGCTGCTGCGGAACCGGGCGGTGGACCCCCGGGCCCGGAACCTGCCGAACGTGCGGTCGGCGATGGGCACCCGGAAGGCGATCGCGGGCCGGCACGGCAAGATCGGCGCGGGCCTGCTGGCGGCCTCCGGGGTCACCGCCGCGGCCACTGCCGGGGTGAAGAACCAGAACAGGTCCCGGTCCTGGGCCCCGTACGCCAAACGGGACACCTCCTCGCGCAGCGCCTTCGGAGTCGACCATGGCGAGTAGCCCGGGGGCGATGAGTGGACACCACCGTGAGACTGAGAACTAGAGGTAGATGACATGCCACGACGGAACAACTTGACCGACATGGAGATCGACGAGATCTCCACGGTGGACAAGACCGCGAACCAGTTCTCGAGGTTCGTCATCGCGAAGCGGGCTCCTGAGGAGGAAGACATGCCCCAGCTCTACAACCAGCAGGGCCAGCCTCTCGATGAGGACGACCTGGAGTTCGGCGACGTGGTGTTCGACGACCAGGGCCAGGCCTACGAGTACGTCGAGACCGACCAGGACGAGGACGAGGAAGCCGACGACCGGAAGGACAAGGAGCTGGTGGAGACCGGCAAGTCCGCCTTCTTCCAGCCCCAGGGCTCGGCCACCACGACCAATGCCAACAGCGGCAGCTTCTCGGCCCAGGTGATGGAGGAGCTCTCCAAGGCCTTCTCCGACGACGACCGGGACCAGATCATCGCCAAGGCGCTGGGCCGGGTCGAGGAGCTGGAGAAGGCGCAGCACGAGGCCGCCCAGATCGCCAAGTCCGAGCGCGACCTCCGGCTGACCCGCGAGTACATCTCCAAGGCCGCCGAGTACAACCTGCCGGTCGCTCCCGACGAGCTCGGCCCGGTGCTGTACCGGATGGCCGAGACGATGAGCTACGACGACTGCGCGGTGATCGCCAAGTGCCTGGAGACCGCCGGCGAGATCATCTTCACCGAGACCGGCTACCAGGGCGGCGGCGACAACAACGACATCTACTCCCAGGTCGAGGCGCACGCCTACGACACGTTCGGCAAGGCCGAGGACTTCAACGAGGTCGCTGCCATCAACAAGGTGTTCGACGCGAACCCGGCCGCCTACGACGAGTACCTGGCCGCGCAGCGGATGAACGGTCGATGAGGGAAAGGTAGGGAAGCTCGATGGCTTACGAAGAGAGCCTTCGGTCGATCACGCTGAACGCGGATTCGTCCATTGGCATCTACACGGGCGTGCCGGGTCAGCCGGGCTCCCCGGATCCACACGGAGCCAAGCAGTACCACTTCGTGAAGGTGACCGGGGTGCACCAGTGCGGGCTTGCCGCCGCCACCGGAGATGTAGTCGGGGTACTGCAGAACAAGCCCCAGGGTGCCGGCCAGGCCGCCACGGTCGGCTTCCAAGGAGTGTCGAAGGTCGTCTCCGACGTGCCGCTCACCGCTGGTGACCCGGTCTACGTCAGCGCTGACGGCCAGGCCGCGAAGACCGGTACCGGTCCGCGGGTCGGCACCTGCCTGAACACCACCGCCAACGCCGGAGAACTCGCTGACGTTCTCCTGACCCTCTGAGAGGAGAGAAGCCATGCCGAACCCCACTCAGAGCGATCTCCACGTCAACGTGCCGCTGACCAACATCAGCGTCGCCTACATGCAGGACAAGGCGACGTTCATCGCGGACAAGGTGTTTCCACGGGTGCCGGTCCAGAAGCAGTCCGACATCTACTGGAAGTACTCCAAGTCCGACTGGCGTCGCACGGACGCTCAGAAGCGGGCCCCGGGCACCGAGTCGGCTGGTGTCGGCTGGAAGCTCGACACCGGGCAGTACTTCGCCGAGGTCTGGGCGGTCCACAAGGACATCGACGACCAGGTCCGGGCGAACGCCGACAGCAACTGGCGGCTGGACTCCGACGCCACCGCGTTCGTCACCAACCAGCTCCTGCTCCGCCGGGACCTGGACTGGAACGACAAGTTCTTCAAGACCGGCCAGTGGGGCACCGACCTGACCGGGGTCACCGGGACCGTGGGCGCGGGCCAGTTCCTGCAGTGGAGCGACCCCAACTCCGACCCGATCGTGCAGATGACCGACCTGCAGACCAACTTCGTGGAGCAGTCCGGCCGGAAGGCCAACACGCTGGTCCTCGGGGCCCGGGCGATCACCCAGCTGAAGAACCACCCGGACATCATCGACCGGATCAAGTACACCCAGAAGGGCGTGGTCACCACCGACCTGCTGGCCAGCCTGTTCGACGTGGAGCGGATCCTGGTCTCCTACGCCTCGGTCACCGACGTGGCGGAGATCAACGACGCCAAGGCCCAGGACGCCGCGGCGACCTACCGGTTCATGTCCAACTCCAAGTCGGCGCTGCTGTGCTACACCCCCAGCAGCCCGTCGCTGATGACCCCGGCCGCCGGCTACACCTTCACCTGGAACGGGTACCTGGCCGGCAACAGCTTCGGGATCCGGATGAAGAACTTCCGGATGGAGTGGATCGAGGCGGACCGGATCGAGGGCGAGATGACGTACGATATGCGGGTTGTCGCCAAGGACATGGGAATCTTCATGGCGAACGCGGTGGCCTGATGGAAGATCTTCAGGTAGCTGAGAGGGCGTACGCGGCCGGGCTCTTCGATGGCGAGGGCCACATCGGCATCGCCGTAGCGAAGAACGGTCGCGGTGAGCTCTACCACCGCCTGATGATCGACATCACGAACACCAACGTCGAGATCGTCCACTGGCTGTTCGAGCGATGGGACGGTGTGATCCATGCTCCTCGGTACTTCGCCAAGGAGGAGTGGCGCACCGCCCATCGCTGGACGGTCTGCGACGGACGAGCGATGAGGTTCCTGGAGGATGTCCTCCCCTTCCTGATCATCAAGAAGGAGCAGGCCGAG